CTGTAAGAACCTGCGTTGTAGAGATCGTGGCCACGGCTTCGACAATCGAAAGCGCAGCATGTCAGGTCCAGGACTCGCCGTTTAACGAGTCCTCCTTGAGTCCCATAGGCCTTGCCTACGGACTCGAGTCCTATATCGGTAAGCCAATGGCTACCGTTATAGGAGTTGGCAAGGGTGAGAAAGCTCACCACTTGTCTGGCCGGATCCGTGCACACTACACGGACCTCGCGCCTGACGTCTGCGATAAGATCGCAGCCGGCCGCATGTCGTCACTTAAGCGAGTGACGAACTGCGTTGAGGCGATCAAGGATAACTTGATCACTTCGAGTCCAGAAGTGATAAGATCACTCCCGGACTCTCCAGAATATAAGAAACTTATACACTGGGCGTACTCGAAGGCTGCTCATAGCAGCGATCGAGTCACTAAAGAGTGGAAGCGTTTCGCTGCACTCATTAAGCACCGAGCGGTTCAGTCATTGACTGACCCTCCCGATTTGCCCCAGGATTTTCCTGGGTACGGATCCACGTGGACTGACGCCACGCAACTTCCGCCATTTTGGCGGAAGCTCACTCCATGGTTGGTACCAATCATGGAGCGGGGATGTGCCACCAAGGTCGAAGCGACCAGGGTTCAGCACTTGGTCACCAGCAGGAACTTTCCTGCTGGTGGTCGTCAGACGAGGGAAGAGTCATTGAGAAAGCACTCAGCGACTCTACATTCCCGAGCATCTGTGTCCGCAGAGCGACAAGCAATACTTGCGCGACTTTCTTACCTAATAGGTAAGCAGACAGCTAAATTCTGTGCCGAGGCTGGTTATACCAGCCTCGGACACTTGTCGCTGACTTCTAACGCTTCGTTAGATTCATCGACAAATGAGGGCGGAAGAGCGGCCGAAGTCGGAATAAAATTCCGAAGTTGGCTCGCCTTCGCTCCGGACCAAGACGTTTTAGAAACGACTTGGTTCGGGAAGTCCTACTGGCTAGTAGCCGGTAGGCCCAGATGGCAGACCATGTGCAGGGATTCCCTGTCACATGAGCTGTCCCACGAGGCCGGCGAAAGCGACGACCGCGTGGACCTCGACTTTGAAAATTTCAAACTCGAGGATCCCCTTTACGGATTAGACCACTTGACAGGCTATCAGCTGCTCCAGTGGTCCATCGAAGAGGGCCTTCGCCAAGGAATCTTGGAAGGCTCCCCGTTCGCAAGGGAAAACGACAGGCTTCGCCTGTCTGGCCGATACGCGTCTATACGCGCATCGGCTATTGGCGAACCCGGCGCAAAGTGCCGGGTGGTCACAGTTGCAGAAGACTGGCTTACAGTCATGATGCAACCGTGGTCTCACCATGTGATAGGTGCTTTAAGAAATCACCCATCCGCCACCTCGGGTTTAACCCGAGGGTGGCAACTCTTTGAGTGGGTGAAGCGACAAGGTTCTACCTCCGCTCCACCGGCAGGAGATCGCTACTTCTTAAGTAGCGACCTTACTACGGCGACAGATTTCTGTACGCACGAGTATTCTCTAGCAATGCTAGAGGGCCTGCATCGTGGCTTAAGCCGGGCCAGTGACCCGTACTTTAAGCTATGCGCGGAATTGCTTTGCTCTCCGCGCATGTACGAATCGGACGCGATCGAAGAATTCTTCGACACGCCCACCTCCCGGGGCATCTTAATGGGTGACCCGGGAGCGAAGATAGTCTTGACTATGCACAACCTTTGTGCAGAAGCCGAGGCCTATCTCCGATACGTCTATGGAATGATAGACGCCCCAGACGGAGAGTTTCTCTACCGTCTGGACCAGCTGCAGGGCTTCCCACCTTCAAAGTGGAGGTGGTTTGCCTGTTCGGGCGATGACCATTTTGGTCAAGGTCCGCTGGAGTACCTTTCGAGAATTTCTCGAAACCACGATTTAAACGGAATGTCCGTTTCGTGGCCGCAAAACTTTTTAAGTTCGCGTGGTGGTTTCTACTGTGAGGAGATGCTCCTCACGGTAGGTCTGCGTGACGACATGATCTGGAAGAGGAAAATTCCTCTTCGAGACGTGCCGTACGCAGAGCAGCCTCACATCGATTCGATGAAAGTGAGGCTCTTTTCCCCATGTGCTAAGGAGCACGAGGGAAAAGATGAGCCAAACCCTGCCATTGGCAAGGCTCGCCAGATGCATGGCATGCTGGCCTGGCTCGGAGGAGGGTTTGAATCTTTGATTCCCCTCTTCAGCAAACGTTGGGAGCAACGGATGGTAGGTTACCTACCAGCCGATCTTGCGTTCAGATACCTTCCAGTCTCACTGGGAGGTATTGAAGCTCCTGCCTACCATCGGTCAAAGACCGATCTGAAGGCGGCATTTCGGGCGATACCCGATAATGTCCTTTGGTCCATCAAGTCCGTACTTGATGGATCCGCCACGCATATGCTACGGCGTGTCCTCGCGAGTTTCGCGACGAACGCACGTGCACGTGGTATTAGCCTCGATTCCATCGAAGATGAAATCCGGGCAACCCTACTCAACGCAGATTTGACTCGTGGAGTAGGAGACGAGGACTTGTTTGACAAGTGTCTCGTCAAGGGCTGGCTCGATCCGTCGGGCACAGAAGACCCATTCCTGGTATGGAGAAATCTCCGATACAAGGACAAAGCTGCATACGCAAAGCGTTTGCGCCTTTTGGACGTCCATGAGGCCATTGACCTCATTGGACGACCGTACCTCTTCCGCGATCTCTTATTTCCGGAAGTTAGCCTTCGGCACGGGATAGACCCGTACCGTTCCAAGTCGTATGAAAACATACCTTGGAAGGCGAGGCAGGATAAGTTCTACGAGAATATCTCGTGGAACTTGCCCACGTCCGATACTGTTCTCGACAGTACGGATAGGGATGCACTAGTGACCAAATTGGTCGACTGGTGTGTCGAGGGAAAGCCCCTCAACATCCCCAGGGAAGTATATTTCTTCCCTGAAGAAGTGGTAGTGCACAAGAAGCTTGCGACACTACGCACCGCCCTGTAAGACAGGGTTGGGATGGTGTAACCGGTTTAAGAAGCCGTAGCCACAACGGGTACACACATCCTATGTGTGTTTCCTTTACAGTTATT